CCTAGATGCACGCAACTGGTGTGCAGACTATGGTGGCTTGAAAGAGTTAAAGGCTATTCTAAAGGATCAGTTTGACCACACTCTGCTTGTAGCAGAAGACGATCCAGAAATGGAAACATACAAATTGCTTGAGCAAAAGAAGATGGCTCGCTTAACTATCCTTCCTAAGTTAGGATGTGAAGGACTTGCTGATCAATTGTACCGTTTTGTTAATGGCGTTTACATTCCCGATTACTGGGGTCAAGCAGAAGCCGAACGTCTGTGGTGCTTCCGAGTAGAGGTACGTGAGACGCAATCTAATATGGCTTTCCGTGAAGGTCATCGTGAGTGGGGTGAAGAGCTTATATGAGTTTTGAAGTTGAGATGCCAGTCATCGAAAAGGTGTGCTGGTGCGACTATAGTATGGCAATGAGAGAACTTGCACGTAAGATCAAGTCCAATAAAGTTATGAGTATTAAGGAATCTGTCCTTACGCATACTGATAACGAAAAGGGTAAACCCGAACAGATTGTAGCTCTTGGTAGAGGGGGGCTTATTCCTGGTGTTCAATTATCACACCTACTCGATATTCCGTTAGTACCGCTTATGTGGCAAACCCGCGACGGTGCTGTTAACGAAAAGTTTACAACCGACAAGTACAGTCTAATCGTTGATGACATTAACGATAGTGGTCGGACTTTAACTGAAGTAACAACACAAAATGTTTTTGAAAATTCTTATAGTGTAGCTGTCCTATACCAAAAGTGGAGTAGCTCTTTTAAAGATGTTGCTTTTTATGGTGAGATAGCGGATAGTGACGTTTGGTATGTGTTCCCTTGGGAGAAGAAATGAGATTTAGTGATAAGATTCGTGAACGGTTAGAGAAGGCCGGCCGGCGGTATTGGGCTGGCGATAACATTAGTGACTTCATTGGCGAGGATGAGTTGGAGGACTTAATTGATGAGGCTGAGCTTGCCTTTGAGGATGTACTTACGGCCTTAGTGATTGATCCAGAAGATCCTAACAGTGCAGACACACCTCGTCGTCTTGCTAAGATGTATATTAACGAGCTTATGGAAGGACGGTATCATGCTCGTCCTCGTGTAGCTGCATTCCCTAACGACAACTCCGAAGACCGTTACACTGGTATGCTTGTAGTACGAGCAGAGCTAAAGTCTATGTGCTCGCATCATCACCAACCAGTACGCGGTACCGCTTACATTGGAATCATTCCTGGTGTTAAGGTAATTGGTCTGTCCAAGTATGCACGTATTGCTCAGTGGTGTGCTCGTCGTGGTACTTTGCAAGAAGAGCTTACTCGTAACATTGCAGACGAGATCATGATGGCTACTGGTAGTGAGGACGTAGGCATATACATTCAAGGTACTCACGGTTGTATGGAGAACCGAGGTGTATGTGCTCATTCATCTCTAACACAGACTTGCGTACTACGTGGCCAATTCTATAGTGCTTCTATTAAGGAAGAGTTCTACAACAACATCAAATTACAGCAGGGCGCAGTTGCCAACGCTGTCGGGTGATAAGGAGTATATTATGTTTATTGATCAAGCAATTCGCAACTTTCCACAATTCGAGCGCATGAATCTGCAAGAGGCCAGGGATGCTTATTGCAAGTGGGCCGACAAGCACTGGGATTTTACAGCTAAACGTGAGCACTATAAGCACACTATTTGCAATGACATTACTAGTGTCAGACAAATAGCTGCAATGGCTTGGGCTGCAGCAGAAAAAGGCAATGACATAAAAAATAAGATTCGTAAATGAATCTAAAGAATATCTTAGGTAAAGACACAGTTGATAGGATATTCAGCAAACGTCATATTAATAAAAAGTTACTTGTTAATGTACCGGACGGTATCTACGATCATGTTTCTGAACGAGGTCTTGGGTGGCGTATGGTAATTGTCGATAAGTTCATGACTCACATTATATCAAATAGGTGGATAGAAAAAGGTGGACCTTCTGATCTACCTGATGTAATATCTAAAGCCCCGTTTGGAACATATCCGGATATATCATGATGAGAGCAAACAAGCGTATATGGGTAACCTTTCAGAAAGAAGGTATCCACTGCTACCCTGATGCACCTGCTGGTGTAGAGTTTCTTAAACACCCCCATCGTCATATGTTTCACTTTAAAGTAGAGATTGAAGTGTTTCATGATGATAGGGATATTGAGTTTATTCTGTTTAAAAGAGAGCTAGAAAATCTATATGAAAAGGGCACGCTACAGCTAAACCATCGATCGTGTGAAATGATGGCTGATGATCTAGCTGATTATATTCATGTTAACTATCCTAAGCGTAGGCTAACCATAACTGTGAGTGAAGACGGAGAGAACGGAGCGACTTGTTATTATGATTGACTTCTGTCATATTGCACCAACGCCACACCTCGATCTAGTCAAAGGTCGTAAGACTCATTTGCTACTAGCTCATCTTGTAGAAGACGATCCAGACTATGTCAAGTTCTATAGTGATCTCAAGAAGAACAATCGTGGCTTAACTTACATTCTGGATAACAGTGCATTCGAGATGTACAAGCAAGGTCGTCAAATGTACCCATCTAACAAGCTGATTGAGATGGGTGAGAAGATCGATGCGGACTACATTGTAATGTCAGACTATCCAGGTGAGTCAGGTCAGCGTACTATTAGTGCAGCTTGCTTCATGGCACCTCAGTTACGTGAAGCTGGGTTTGGTACCTTCTTTGTACCACAGTCTGAGATTGGTAACATCCGAGATTACCTCGAGACTTGTTTGTGGGCATCAAGGATCCATCATGTAGACTACATTGGTATTTCTATCCTAGGCGTGCCCAATGCTTATGGAGTAGAAAAGGATAATAAGCTACAACGATTTGTTAGTCGGTGGAAAGTACTGACAAAGTTGACGCGTATGGGCTTCTTTGGTAACGTAGTAATGAATAAGAAGAAGATCCATATGCTTGGTATGGTTGATGGGCCTAACGAGATTGATCTAGTTAAACACTTCCCTATCGATACTTGGGACAGTAGTGCTGCTGTATGGACTGGTCTTAACGGTATACGTTTCGATGGATCACCTACTGGTTTAATAGATGGAAAATTTGAATTAGAGGTTGACTTTAACCACCATACCACTGATAGTAGCCTAGTAGATTTGGCGCTTGACAACATGGCTTATATTGACGGACTTTGTTCTAATGAGTGAGAAGTTTAGATTTAATGAAGATGAAATTCTAGCCGAAGCATTAACTTACCTTGAATCTACTTACGTAGGTCACTATGTTGGTGAGCTAGCAGGTAAAGAGCAGAATAATATTCAGACGATTGACGTATGGCAGACCCTCGGGTCTGTCGATACTACGTGTCGGGATACTGCTATCAAGTATTTGATGCGGTATGGTAAGAAGGAAGGACACAATAAGAAGGATTTGCTTAAAGCAATCCACTATATTGTTTTGTTATGGTATTTCACACAGGACACATTTGACGATGATTCATCTAGCATCACCAAACTCGAAATCGTCCCTAAGTAAGTTCGACGTCGATCAAGTACAACCAAATGCAATTGACCTGCGTGTGGATAAGATATTCCAAACGTATGGTCAGGTGTTTGTAATTAGCGAACAGGAAAAGGCTCATAGAGAATCAAGAGAGATTCAACCTACTGATCATTGGTGGAGGCTGGATCCTGGTAGCTATGAAATTATAATGGAAGGTATTGTCTCCATCGGCGATGATGAAGCCGGGTGGGTGATCACTAGATCAAGTCTCAATCGTAATGGTTGTTTCATTACATCTGGTTTGTACGATTCTGGATATGAGGGTGTAATGGCTGGTGTCCTTCATGTAAACAATGGACCGATTAGAATCAAACGTGGGACACGTGTAGGTCAATTTTTATTATTTAAAGCTGAGGCGCTGAACCAATATGATGGTGATTATGGTATCGGTAAGCAGCACGATCAAAAGTATGGAGAAAGTTAATGGAAGTTGAAGTTAGTATTGAAGAGCTGCGTAAGCGAAAGCTAATGGTGTGTACTCCAATGTATGGTGGTATGTGTGCTGGTACTTACACTAAGTCATCAACTGACCTTGCGCAGGCAGCTGCAAAGTATGGAGTAGATTTAGTTTTCTTCTACCTGTTTAACGAGTCATTGATCACCCGGGCACGTAACTACTGTGTTGATACGTTCATGCGATCAGATTGTACTCACATGATCTTCTTGGACAGTGATATTGGATTTGACTTCAATGATGTCCTTGCTATGCTTGCTCTAATGAGTGAAGAAAGCGAATACGATATTTTATGTGCTCCTTATCCTAAGAAGACAATTGCTTGGGAGAAGATCAAGGACGCTGTCGATCGAGGATATGCTGACGACAATCCAAACGAACTGGACAACTTTGTTGGAGACTTCGTGTTTAACCCAGCTGCTGGATCTGGCACATTCCAACTCAACGAGCCAGTTGAAGTACTAGAAGGTGGTACTGGTTTTATGATGGTCCAAAAGCGAGCGTTTGAAAAGTTTGACGAAGCATACCCACAACAGAAGTATCTACCAGACCATGTGCGTACCAAAGACTTTGATGGGTCACGTGAGATCACCGCTTACTTCGATACTGTGATTGACGAAGAGAGTAAGCGATACCTTTCTGAGGACTATATGTTTTGTCAGTGGGCTCGTAAGGCTGGTATCAAAGTTTGGCTGTGTCCTTGGATGAAGACAAATCATATGGGTTCCTACTTCTTCGGTGGCTCACTGGTACACCTCGCTCAGATAGGTGCATCGGCTACTGCTGATGTTAATAAGGTTAAGAAGGTCAAGCGATGAAACTTACACAACGTACTTTCCAAGTACTAAAGAACTTCTCTACCATCAACCCAACGTTGTGTGTGTCCAAGGGTAACATAGTTCGAACCGTGTCTCAGAATAAGACGGTGCTTGCTCAAGCTGCTGTCCAAGAAGAGTTTCCACGAGAGTTCGCTATATACGATCTCAGTGAGTTTCTTGGTGTAGTTAGTTTGTTTGATGAGCCAGACTTTGACTTTGATACGTACTACGTTTCTATTAGCGATGATAACAAAGCAAGTAGTCAGTACTTCTATGCTGATAAGTCGATGGTTACCATACCACCTGACAAAGCAGTAACGCTACCAGACCAACCAATTAAGTTTGATCTTGGTGATAAAGTATTGAAGCACTTACTACAAGCAGCATCTGTAATGGGTCTGCCTGAGCTTATCATTCAGGGTGATGGTGAAACAATTAAGGTGCTTGCAACCAATACTAAGAACACAACTGCTCATCAGTTTTCTTATGAGGTTGGTAAGACAAGCGAGCAGTTCAAGGTTGTGTTCAAGGTAGAGAACCTCAAACTGATTGCTGGAACATATAACGTGACCATCTCTACACAGAGGTTGGCACAGTTTACATTAACAGATGGATCTTTGACATACTGGATTGCTATGGAAGGTTCATCATACTTTGGAGGACAATAGAGTTGGCTAAGAAGGTTGGATCTTCTCTTCAATTTGGTAGCTTAAACAGGGACGGTAATTGCAAGCGTACCAGTATTGGTAGAGGTAAGATAAAGACGAGTTCTATGAACAAGTCTCGTAAACGAGGCTTCAAGAAGTACAGAGGACAAGGATAGGAGGAAGCTATGGGAGCGCTAGCATTGTGGTTTTTGCTGCTGACCGTTGGTGCATGTGGTGTCGCACTATACAGTCTGAAAAGCTAATTACTTTTTTATATTATGAGTTATTGTGATGTCAAAAGATTTTCTATGGGTCGAGAAGTATCGACCTAAAACTATTAGTGATACAATACTACCTGATGATCTCAAGCAGACGTTTCAACAGTTTGTAGATCAGGATAATGTACCCAACTTACTACTGACAGGTGGTCCTGGTGTTGGTAAGACTACAGTTGCTAGAGCAATGTGTGAGCAACTCAATGTTGATTATATTGTAATCAATGGGTCTATGAATGGTAATATTGACACACTGCGTACTGAGATAAAGGACTTTGCGTCTACTATCTCATTCACTGGCAGCCGAAAGTATGTAATACTTGATGAGGCTGACTACTTGAACCCACAGTCTACTCAACCAGCTCTACGAAACTTCATGGAGGAGTTTAGTAGTAACTGTGGGTTCATTCTTACCTGTAACTTCAAGAACCGTATTATTGATCCTCTGCACTCTCGTTGTAGTGTGATCGAGTTCAAGATAAATGGTAAAGACAAAGCCTCTATGGCTAGCCAGCTGTTTAAGCGTGTCAAAGCGATTCTAAGCGAAGAAAACGTCAAATACGATCAGAAGACCCTAGCTGAGCTTATCACCTTATACTTCCCGGATTTTAGGCGTGTAATCAACGAACTTCAAAGGTACAGTGTTACCGGTAGTATCGACAGTGGTATTCTTGCTAACCATAGCAGTAACATACAAGACCTGGTTAGTATCCTAAAGAATAAGAAGTTTGTAGATATGCGTAAGTGGATTGCAGATCATAAGGATATTGATACCGCTCAACTGTATAGGCAGCTGTATGACAACGCCTCGCAGTATGTCAAACCTCAAAGCATTCCTCAGTTAGTAGTCACGCTTGCTGACTATCAATACAAGGCTGCGTTTGTAGCTGATCACGAGATTAATAACGTAGCTTGTATGACTGAGCTAATGATGGAAGTTGATTGGGTATGAATCCTTTTGACTACTTAAATGCTATCAACGATACAAAACAAAATGTAATCGAAGATAGCGAGAACCCAGAGCTAGCCGAGAAGCTGTATCCACCCTATCTTGTTAACAGAGGACTGTCGTTCTTTATAGACACAGTCTATCTTGCTAATGAGATGAACCGTCACCACCACTTAGAAAATAAGATGCAATTTGACTTTCTTATAAATATCGTAAGAAAGAAAAAGCGTTTTAGCAAGTGGTTTAAAGCGCAACCTGATGAAGATGTCGAAGCTGTCATGGATTATTATGGATACAGCCAGGACAAAGCACGTCAGGTTGTAAGCCTACTTACCAAAGACCAAATAACTCAAATAATAGAGCGTCAGCGTAAGGGTGGATTGAATGACGGTATCAGTAGATCAGATGGTTGAAGTAACTCTAAATGAACAAGATGACTTTCTAAAGGTACGTGAGACTCTTACACGTATCGGTATTGCATCTCGCAAAGATAAAACACTGTATCAATCATGTCATGTTCTGCATAAGCAGGGCAGGTACTATATTGTACATTTTAAAGAATTGTTTGCACTAGATGGTAAGCCCGCCAATTTCGATACAGGTGATATATCCAGACGAAATACTATTGCAAACTTGCTGAGTGACTGGGGCCTTATAAAATTAGTAGATCCTGATAAGTCTGCTGATCCAATAGCTCCAATGTCGCAAATCAAAATTATCCCTCACAAGGACAAAGACGAATGGACACTGGAAGCGAAGTACACAATCGGTCGAAAGAAGTAATTATCAACGAATGGTTAAGTGAAACGACCGATACTGTTATGAAATATGTGGTTGTGGAAAAGATTGATGGTACCATCAGTCGTTCTCAACTTTGCTCGACCATTGAAGAAGCTAGCCTGTTGCAACAACAATGGCAGCAATGACTAAAGAGGAGATCGTAAAGGGTCTCCTTGAAATGTTTCCTCAGTGTCCAGATCCTGCACACCAACCAATAAAGTTTCAGTACTTTCTCAAGTTGTATCTTTACTACAAACAATCCTAAAAAATGAAATTTGTTAGATAAATGTTGCCATGGATGGCTATTTCCTGTATAAATAATAATGCTGATGCGGATGGTCCGGTCAGTAGACAACAACCTTGCTTTTAACTAAGGAGGCACCACAATGGTAGCAACTAAAGCATTTTCGTTTCCACGTTCACACTTCATCGGATTTGACCACGTATGGTCTGAGATAGAGCGACTGTCAGAGATGGCAGACAACAAGCTATATCCTCCGCACAATGTCGTCAAGAAAGATGAAACACACTTTTCAATCGAGCTTGCCCTAGCTGGGTATAACAAAGAGCAGTTGACCGTAGAGGTAAAAGACGGGATACTGGTCGTAGCTGGTGGAAAGGGTGATGGAGAGGTTGAACGTGAGTATCTCCACCGCGGAATTTCTGCTAAGAAGTTTACCCGCACCTTTAGACTATCTGAGCATGTTGTCGTTGATGGAGCTGACTTCATTGACGGCCTACTCGTTATTGACCTAAGAGTAGAAGTCCCAGAAGAAAAGCGTCCCCGTTTAATTCCAATCGGAACAGAGTTACTAACGGAGGAGAAATGAAACCGCGAGTCTGGCGCAGGTTAAATACATACGGAATCTACATGCTGACTGTAGTAGTGGGATTCACTTACGTGTATTCAATCAACCTGCTTATGTAACCCGAGGCCCTTCGGGGCCTCTTCAAGGAATATATTATGGCTGTTAAAATTGTTCGTATGTTATCAGGTGAAGATGTACTTTGTGATTGTGAAGACAAAGACCACTCCTTCGAATTTCAAAATGCAGTGGTGGTTGTTCCCACCCAGCAAAGCAGTGTACAGTTTGTACCGTACAGTCCATTCAGCACCAAAGATCCTTTGATGATCAACAAAGACATGGTTGTGTTTGTAGCAGAACCAGATAACAGTCTTGTTAACCAACACAAGAAAATGTTTGGTGGAATTATTACACCTGATTCTGTGCTTGTCTCTTAATTAGTTTTAGCGTATACTCCTATCCATGAGTAAACCTTTCTATACTAGTGTAACCAGATCTGGTAACTACATTCACTTTCGTGGATACAACAGTGGTAAACGTATCCAGAAGAAGGTAAAGTACAAGCCAACTCTGTACGTTGCAAGTCCTGATCCAACACAGTTCAAATCACTGAGAGGTTCTTATCTTGGTGAGATGGACTTTGAGTCTATTCATGATGCTAGTGACTTTCTCAAACGTCACCGTGATGTTGATAACTTTGAGATACACGGCAACACTAACTTCATTCAGCAGTTTATTAGCGATGTGTTTCGAAACGTAATCGAATTCGATAGAGACGTCATTAATGTAACGTCAATTGATATCGAGGTTCAGTCTGATCAAGGATTTCCTAGACCAGAAGAAGCTAACCACCCTGTCACTGCAATCACCATCAAGAACAATATCGATAACGTGTACTACGTTTGGGGTATGGGTGACTGGGATCACGATAGCTCTATTGTTAACCACTTAACAGTTCAGTACACGAAGTGTGCTAATGAAGCTGAACTACTTCATAAATTTATGGATCAGTGGGCATCTAATTATCCAGATGTAGTTACTGGATGGAACAGTAGGATGTTCGATACGGTGTATCTAGTTAACCGTATTAACAAAGTGCTTGGTGATGGTCATGCTAACAAGCTGTCTCCTTGGATACACGACATGCGTAATCCAATCAGACAACGTACATTACAGCTTGGACAGAATGAAGTTGAGGTATTTGAGATAAACGGTCTCGAGCAACTTGACTACCTTGATCTGTTTAAGAAGTTTGCATATAGCTACGGTACTCAAGAATCATACAAGCTAGATCATATCGCTCACGTAGTGCTCGGTGATAGTAAGATTGACTATAGCGAGTATGGATCGCTCAATGCTCTGTACCTAAACGACTTCCAAAAGTTTATCGACTATAACATCAAGGACGTTGAGATCGTAGATCGTCTTGAAGACAAGATGGGTCTTGCAACACTGTGTATGACTATTGCATACAAAGGCAAGGTAAACTATGCTGATGCGTTTGGATCTGTAGGTGTATGGGATGCTCTGATCTTTAACGAGCTACGTAACCGAGGAATCATTTGTCCACCTAAACGCGACAACACCAAGGAACGTAAGATCGAAGGTGCTCACGTTAAGGATCCTCAAGTCGGTATGCACGACTGGGTAATGTCATTTGACTTAAATAGTCTGTATCCTCATATTATTATGCAGTACAATATGTCACCTGAGACTATTGTCGATAAGGTGCACACGTTCGATCTATTGAAACGTGACAACACAAACGGTAGCTATGAATCGTCTGTAGAGTATCTGCTTGATCAGAACAAACTAGACATTGCACCAGAGCACTGTATGGCTGGCACTGGTCAGTTCTTTAACGTCACGGAGAGAGGACTATTTCCTCAGCTTGTTAATGACCTTTACGATGAACGTAAAGGATACAAGAAGCAGATGCTAAAAGTTGAACAGCAGATTCAAGACGAAGGATCATCATACGAGCTCGAAAGAGAAGTAACAACTCTTGATAACAAACAGATGGCTATCAAGATTCTAATGAACAGCCTTTATGGTGCTATGTCCAATGAGTACTTCAGATACTATGACATTCGTATTGCTGAAGGTATTACTATTAGTGGTCAGCTGACTATCCGCTGGGCTGAGAAGCATCTCAACCAATACATGAATAAGGTGCTTGGTACAGACAACAAGGACTATGTGATTGCTATCGATACTGACTCGCTGTACATTAACATGGGTGGTCTTGTTGAGAAAGCCAAGCCAAAGGATCCTGTTAAGTTTCTTGATAAGGTCGCTACAGAAAAGATTGAGCCAATGCTTGATCTTGCATACAGTAAGTTAAAAGACTATCTTAACGCTTACGAACAAAAGATGGTAATGGCTCGGGAAGTTATTGCATCTAAGGGTGTGTGGACTGGAAAGAAGCACTACGTGCTAAACGTACATAACAGTGAGGGTGTCCAGTACAAAGAGCCTAAGCTCAAGATGATGGGTATCGAGGCTGTTAGGTCATCTACTCCAGCAGTATGTCGTCTGATGTTTAAAGATACATTGAAGGTTATCCTGGAACAAGAGGAACCTCAAGTACAGAACTACATCAGAGAGCTTCGTGAAAAGTTTGCAAAAATGCCTATTGAGGATATTGCGTTTCCACGCTCTGTTAACCGTTTACCGTTCTATAAAGACAGTGTAACGCTGTTTAAGAAGGGTACGCCTATACAAGTACGTGCTGCTTTGACATACAATTTTTACGTGGATCAACATCAGCTCAACAATAAATATGAGAAGATATATTCAGGTGAGAAGATTAAGTTCTGTTACTTGAAACAACCTAACAGGGTACAGAGTAATGTCATTGCATTTTCTCAAATCTTGCCTGAAGAGTTTGGTGTACGTGAGCACGTGGATTACGACACCCAGTTTGAGAAGGCTTTTATTGAACCCGTCAAGAGTATTTTGGATGCTGTGGGTTGGGATGTAGAACCTAGGGCAACTCTGGAGGCATTCTTCTAATGAGCGATAATATTCACAGTGCGTTCGACTTTGGATTCAGTCTTGTAGACGAGCAAGAACTTGAAGCAGTCCAAAGTGCGCATCAACAAGTACAGTCTACTTCTGCAACAGCAGCAGATCTAGAAGCAAGATTGACTCGTCTTTATGATGCGTTTCAACCATTGCTTAATAATCTTAAAAAGAGCAGCAACAAGGAATACGTATACTGGCCTGATCGCTATGAGAAGATCGAGGCATTCCAAGACATGCTTGATAGGATTTACAAAGGCCAGTAATGGGTCTCATAACTCTTGTTATGGCGCTTGCTATCTCAGGTGTAGCAGCGTGGTATAGTATCGCAGGATTGATTGCTATCTTCTCTGGTGCAACCACTGCCATTATTATTATGGGTGGTGTATTGGAAGCAGGTAAGTTGGTTACCGCCTCTTGGCTGTATCGTAATTGGAAGCAAGTACCTTTCCTGCTAAAGTCATATCTTACATCGGCAGTAGTAGTGTTGATGTTTATTACCTCAATGGGTATCTTTGGCTTTCTGTCAAAGGCACACTTGGAACATTCTATATCAGTAGGTGGCACAAATGAACTTCAGATTACCAACCTGGAACGCCAGATCGCGAGACAAGAAGCAATCATTGGAGATTCAGAAACGGTACTCACGCAATTGGATCAACAAGTCGAGACCCTTATCGAGTACGACAGAATTCGTGGTCCTTCAGGTTCGATTGCAGTTCGCCAAAGTCAACAGGAAGAGAGGGATCTTCTCAACAGGACAATCGATGCTGCGTACAGTCGCATCGAGTCTATCCAAGAAGAACTCACTCCGTTGCAGCAGGAGAAATTGGCAATCGAGGTCGAAGTTGGTCCTTTAAAATATATTGCTGAACTAATCTATGGAGATCAAGCTCGTGACTTTTTTGATGAAGCCGTACGTTGGGTTATTTTGCTTATTGTCTTTGTATTCGACCCACTCGCTGTTCTTTTGCTCATCGCAGCTAATATGACATTGACTCAGCCCAAGTCTCCTAAGCCATTAAGAGAGACCGAGGCTGTTGTTGTTGGTGAAATTGACGATGACTGGTTGACAGAAACTGTTCAGGTTGAAGACGAACAATTAGATGATCATGAGGTTGCCGAGTGGGAAGTAATTAATACTACTAATTCTAAAGATCAGCTAAAAAGTATGTTAAAGGATGTTGATCAAAAGCTGGTAGACCTGTATACTCACCGGAACACTTTAGAAAACAAACAAGAGAAGCGTTCACTGCAACGCTTAAAGAAAAAGATTATTGACAAACTGAATAATGAGGAATCCAATGAGTGACTTCTTTCGTGATATTGTAAAACAACTTAATGATGAAAACACAACCATTGCTGAAGATGGATTAGCAAGTGCTGAGTATAGTGGTAACATCGATACCGGTAGCTATATTCTAAACGCTGCTCTTAGCGGTAGTATCTTTGGTGGTGTTCCTAACAACAAGATTACAGCATTCGCTGGTGAGTCTGCAACTGGTAAGACCTTCTTTGTGATGGGTGTAGTCAAGAAGTTTCTTGATGACCATCATGATGGTGCGGTGTTCTACTTTGACACCGAGGCAGCTGTTACTAAAGAGATGATGAAGCAGAGAGGTATTGATACCAATCGAGTGATCATCAGTGAGCCAGATACTATTCAACGGTTCCGTCATACAGCACTTCAAATCCTTGACAACTATAACAACACGTCTGGTGATAAGCCCCCTATGATGATGGTGCTTGATTCGCTTGGTCAGTTATCTACTACTAAAGAGGTTGAGGATACTGCAGCCGGTAGTGAGACCCGTGACATGACTAAGGCTGCTACTCTCAAGGCTACGTTCCGAGTACTTAACTTAAAGCTAGCCAAAGCTAACGTACCAATGCTGGTTACCAATCACGTATACGAAGTTGTAGGATCTTACATTCCAACTAAAGAGATGGCTGGTGGTAGTGGTCTTAAATATACGGCCTCTCAGATCTGTTTCCTATCTAAAAAGAAGGAAAAGGATGGTAAGGATGTAATTGGTAACATCATTAAGGTTAGGATGGCTAAGTCACGTCTTACCAAAGAGAACAAGCAGATCGAAGTGTTGCTTACATATGATAAGGGCCTTGATAGGTACTACGGTCTTCTTGAGCTTGCTGAGAAGTATGAGATTGTGAAGAAGGTAGCGAATAGGTTTGAAATGCCTGATGGTGCAAAGGTATACGCTAAGGCAATCTTAAAGGAGCCTACTAAGTACTTCACTGACGAGCTACTTGCTCGCATTGACGAAGCTGCTAGGATGGAGTTTACTTACGGCTCTACTGACGACTACGAGCTCGAAGAAGACGAACTAGCAGTATGACACCAAAGTATGCTGTCCTTGAAGCCAAGGATGATAAAAGCGTATGCCCTATTATGATTGTAGAAGGTGAGTACGAGAACGTAGTATACACCTACGATGTAGTTAAGATATCTGAAGATGGTGTCCTTTCCTACACATACAACATCCTCAAGGGTGAGGCAAGTGGTAAACATTTCGAGAATACACTAGGTGATATTCTAGTGCAGATGATTGAGGATAAAGTTTTTGATGACAATAGAGACGAGCATTCTTAGTCAGCTAATCCACAGTGAGCAGTACGCTCGTAAAGTATTACCTTTCCTAAAAGAAGAATACTTCCAAACGATTACTGATCGGTTACTTGTAACTAAGATCAAGGAGTACATGGAGAAGTACAATGTACCTCCATCTAAGGATGCATTGTACATTGAGTTGGAGAATACAGACTCACTAAGTGAGGCTGACTATAGCAACACCGTATCACAAGTCGAGCAGCTAAAGCTAGACGACGATGTAAACGAACAATGGCTTGTTGACAAGACCGAAGAGTTCTGTCAAGAGAAAGCCGTATACAATGCCATTATGGAATCAATCCATATCATAGATGGCAAGAATAAGAACAAGACTAAGCAAGCTATTCCACAAGTACTGTCTGAAGCACTTGCTGTGTCTTTCGACAACCACATTGGTCATGACTTCATAGAAGACTATCAGCAACGATTTGACTTCTACCATCACAAAGAAGAGCGAGTGCCTTTTGATCTTGATTATATGAACAGGATCACCAAAGGTGGTCTTCCTCGTAAGTCTCTAAACATTATCCTTGCTGGTACTGGTGTAGGTAAGTCTCTTGCGATGTGTCACTTTGCTGCTAGCAATATGATGGAAGGTAAGAACGTACTGTACATCACAATGGAGATGGCAGAAGAGAAAATTGCAGAACGTATCGATGCAAACTTACTTAACGTCAAGGTCGATGAGCTTGTAAACCTTCCAAAGGATATGTACGATAAGAAGATTAACGAGTTGCGTCAAAGGACTCCTGGTCGACTTATCATTAAGGAATATCCAACTGCCTCAGCTCATTCAGGTCACTTTCGTCATCTGATAAATGAGTTAAAGATCAAACGTAACTTTACTCCTGACATCATTTATATTGACTACTTAAACATCTGTAGCAGCAGTAGAACAAAGGCGATAGGAGGCACTATAAACTCGTATACGTTTATTAAAGCGATAGCAGAGGAGCTACGTGGGCTAGCTGTCGAAAAGAACGTACCGATCGTCTCAGCGACTCAGACGACGCGTTCAGGATTCAGTAACAGCGATCTTGGATTAGAGGATACGTCAGAGTCGTTTGGTCTACCAGCCACTGCTGACTTTATGTTTGCTATCATTAACAGCGACGAGATGGAACAGCTTGGCCAGTTAATGGTTAAGCAGTTAAAGAATAGATACAATGATCCAACTCTATTTAAGAGATTTGTTATTGGTGTTGATCGAGCTAAGATGAGACTGTATGATGTCGAGCAGACAGCACAGACTGATATTGTGGATGATGGGCCAGTTATGGACAACACAGAAGTAGGCAAAGGTCTCAATCAAGCGTTTGGTAAACCCAAGAAAGATTTTAGTGATTTGTTTGTATAGGTAATATTATGGATCATATTGAGTATAACGGTCAATTATATCCGTTGTTTCAAACTACCGGTAATGCATCAAGGTTTGCTTTACCGTTTGCAAAAGAATTTTGTTTTGGTGAAGGCCTGGATGTTGGTTGTTGTAAACCAGAGTGGTGTTATCCAGGCGCTAAACCAATTGACATTGAGTTTGATGATCCTTGGGATGCTTATAACTTACCTGCAAGAGTGAACGTGCCCTTAAATACTAAGTGGGATTACATTTACTCATCTCATTGCCTAGAACATTTACCTGATTGGGTGGGTGCTTTAGATTATTGGTTTAAAAATGCTAAACTGGTATTTCTATATCTACCTCATTATGAGCAAGAGTATTGGAGACCCTGGAATAATAGAAAACACATTACTGCTTTTCTTCCAACAATGCTTAAAGACTATTTTAATGATCGCGGTTACAAAAGTTTTGTATCTGAAGGTTGGGACCTTAACCATTCATTTTATGCTGTAGCTACTTCATATATAGATTATGAGATTGAAGATATCAGACAATCAGCTCTTACCTAATCCCACAATCACTAAGCCAGTTGATTGTGAACTGCTGTTGCAAGCGGATCACAGATACTTTGATAAAGACGGCTACGAACTAAACTATCAAGAAAGATTGTTTCATAAGAACAGCGGTGTCGTCATAGACGAAGGCCATTTGTTTCACACTGCTAATCATGTAACGTGGTTCTACGATAAAGAAGAAAGTCAGAATCAGCTTGTTCTTGATCACAGCACTCTTAACATGAGATGGAACTACAGTGGCGCAGCCAGAGAGCAGATTCAAGAGCTAGCTGTACACAGGCCATCTCTAAACAAACTTCTTGGTGTTGTGCAAAAATGGGGCATTGACTTTAGTCTCGACTACGTGTATACTGACCACTGTTTGGAAGTGTTCCATATTGAAGCGGACTATTTAAATTATGATGAAGCCATGGTAGATAAAGAAAAGGCAGAGAAGCTAATAAAAAATACCGATTGGTATGATGTAGCTTATTGTCTGTTGCGGGACAAAGACAAGTGGTCACATTTGAACAGCGACGACCAGGCAGACTACAAGTCTATGTACGTTGGTTGGAAACGAGCGTTTGATAATAGAAAGGTGTTTAACTTTGCGGCTTGAAGGTTTAGTTGAAAAGGGTTGGGGGCACGAGTACATATTTGCTACGAACGACAAGTATTGTGGCAAGCTACTGAAATTCAATACTGGGTCAAAGTTCTCTATGCACTTCCATGACGAGAAGGACGAGACTTGGTTTGTAATGGAAGGTAAGTTTTTAGTTAGGTACATTAACACTCTAAACGCAGATCTCAACGAGATCATCTTGAATCCTGGTGACACGTGGCGTAACGAACCACTTGAACCTCATCAGATCGTTTGTTTAGAGGAAGGTACTATTATTGAAGTGTCTACCCCAGATAGTGTAGAGGATAACTATCGGGTTTGGCCTGGCGACAGCCAGAATGGAGATAGTGATGAAGAAGAGAAGTTACGATCAGACGGTAGTTGATCAGCTAAAGGGATCTGTCCATATTGAACATACTTTAGCTAAAAGAGGTGCGCTTCAATTACGTAAGTTGTTTTCTGAGAACCCATACATAAACACTTTCGGCGCCTATAATGGGCAGCAGGCGGTGCAGCATGTCAAAGCCGGTCTCAAAGCAATCTACGTTAGTGGGTGGCAAGTCGCAGCAGCAGCGAACTCAACGGATGAAACTTATCCTGACCAGAGTTTGTATGCTGTTAACTCTGTTCCTAATGTTGTTCGCAATATCAATAATAGCTTTCGTCGACAAGATCAAATCTCTGTATCAGAGGGTGGTGATGGCTTTCCGTTCGCACCTATCGTCGCTGATGCAGAGGCGGGCTTTGGAGGCGCACTCAACTCTTATGAGCTTGCAAGGAACCTTATCGAAGCCGGAGCAGCAGCGGTACATTTCGAAGATCAGCTCGCGTCTGAAAAGAAGTGCGGACATCTGGGCGGAAAAGTACTTATACCTACTAGTCAGGCTATTCGCAATCTTAATGCTGCTCGCCTCGCTGCAGACGTGGCCGGGACCGATACCTTGGTCATTGCCAGAACAGACGCAGAGTCAGCTAGACTATTAACCAGTGACATTGACGAGATAGACCGTAAGTTCATAAAGAATGGTAAACGCGCCTACGAAAAGACATTACGCACACCAGAAGGATACTATGAGATCGAGGGTGGTCTTGAGATGGGTTGTGAGAGAGGGCAGGCATATGCAGAGTATGCTGACCTTGTGTGGTGTGAGACTTCCAAGCCTTGTCTAGTTGAAGCAAAGCGATTTGCAGATGCAGTAAAGGGAGCAGTGCCGGATGCAATGTTGGCATACAACTGCTCTCCCTCCTTTAACTGGCGGCAATCAATACCCAGCGACCAAGAACTACAAGACTTCCAATGGGAGCTTGGTAAGATGGGCTTCAAGTTCCAATTCATTACACTAGCAGGGTTCCACACCACCAACTATGCGGTGTTCGACTTTGCTCGTAAGTATAAGAAGGATGGTATGTTTGCATACTCTAGGTTACAAGAGATGGAGTTTGCAGCACAGTCTGATGGATACACTAGTGCCAAGCATCAACGTGAAGTTGGTGTAGGGTACTTTGATATTATAACTAGTGCACTGGGGGCCTCTACTGCCGGGTTGGCAGGATCAACAGAGACGGAGCAGTTTTAATGAAACCAACACCATTAATAAGTGATGTAGCATTTTTCGGTTTAGTGATTGTTGTTATTTGTATTGTATGGGGTTATTCAAATGTTTAAGACAGTTGGATTTTGGATCTACGATCTGTCATGAGCTGGGATTGTCAATGTGAGTTGGGGTGTATTTGGTATTGGGTTTATTATGATGCTGCCAATTGTAGCAGGCGGCCTGACGTTTGTATTATCGGGTATGAGTGTCGAAGAGTCACGCAGAGGTGATTAGATTGTTTGTATCAACATGACAAATAGTTGTTGACAAATATCGTCACTGCCCTGATAATGGACGACATGAATGGGCACACCCGTTCATATTTTTGTGTTTAGCTTAATAGGAAATGATTATGTCTATTTTTGACAAAGTGTTTAACATTCTGGTAGTTGAGGGCCGTGAGGCGTCTGCAAAGCAAATGGCATCATGGTTTGGCACTACGCCTAAGACCATTGCTGCTCGAGTCTCTGAGTTGCGAACTCAGGAAGGCTTCGCTATCTACGCTAACAAGCGTGTTGATAGCAAAGGACGTACTTCTACGTTCTACCGTGCTGGTAACCCTACCCGCGCTGTCGTAGCTGCTGGCTACCGTGCTCTGGCTAACGCCGCATAAGTACGTCCCCCCAAGGCCGCAATCAGTGCGGCCTTAACCCTTATTCCTTTTATGCCTTTTTGTAGCTTTTTTATATGCAAAATGGTTCTAAAAAAGATAGTCTCTAACCCCTTGATTCTACTGGGAAATAAAACTCCTTTTAGATCAAGGGGTTACTGCTTGACAAATTCGTCCATAGACCTGATAATGTCCCCATTGAATGAGAGATCGCCTGGAGGGCACTATGGAACGACTATTTGACTTCAAGAACACCATCGACGATTCGCCTAAGACTGTCGCTCGTCACTTCATGAAGAAGTATCGCCCTGCTTTGCTTGCTAAGAAGAAGCATCGTATGACTGCTGTCAAGCTGACTGATGATCAGATGGCTAACATTGGTGATCAGATCATCAAGCAAGCCAGAGCTAAGGGCAGCAAGCGTACCATGGCTTTCGATATGTACCATGCTGGTGCATCTGCTGCTGACGTTTCTAAGACGTTGTGCATTACATACGCTAATGCTCATTATTACAAGCGCGCGTTCAAGAAGGAGTTTGGTTAATGGCTACTCGTAAGCTCGATCCAGAAGTAGCCAAGAGACTGCCTGATATGTACGACAATCATAGGCTTGCGTATGAGAAGGGTGTCGTCAGTGGCGAGATTAAGCCTACATACTTCAAGGCGAAGGACATTCCTGAGAAGAAGGCTACGCCTGAGGCATTTAAGAAACGTCACAAGGCGAAGCAGAAGTCGACTCGTGTAAGACGTAGACCTCCTGTATACAGCCATGATGAGATAGCGCCTGCTGTACATGGCCGTATCGTGATGGGTTACTCTAGGCAGGAAGTCATACAAGTTCTTGTTGAGAACTTTAGGGTTTCAAAGCATAGTGCTGGTTACCACTACGACAAGTTTGTTGGGAAGCGATAGGAGAGGTTATGAGAGTCAGTACGATATATGCTCAGGCTGTTCGAAGGATCGAGGGCTTGGTTAACGAGTTTAATGATCTTGATGGCATCGATTTCGAAGACGACAGTGCTCTTTTGTCTGAAGCGATGAAGGTTATCGATGGTATCGAAGGCACATTGTACGAGCTTACTGAGATACTGGATCACAGTGAGGGCTACCAGTGAAAGAAAGGCCTTGGATCGATGTTTGGCCCGACCGGCCGTGGAACGAAGAGCGCGATCGTTATAACGATGATCCATACTTGTTTATCGATCGTCATGTAACGATTCGTAAAGACGGTACACCTGTATTGGTCTTTGGAGTCGAGCAGATGGAAACCGAATTGAGAGCATTGCTAAATGCAGTAAGGAGAGGTGAGCGATGAGCTTTGAGACGCTTCAAAAGAATCTTCGAGCTGAGGGTTGGTTCGTTGAATGGAACATGCCTTGCTGTCAGACCTGTGCCTGGGCTTCTGTCGAACACGACGATATGTCACGAGTCCTTTTCAACCACACACAGGATTGTGAGAACGAAGAGGACTGGGAGTCTCAAGTTGAATGTACCGAGTGCTTTGGCCACGTCAACCATGAAGAAGACGAAGAGGATTGTTCGGAGTGTGGTGGTTGGGGTTATGTTGACAACGAGGAAGGTCCTCCCATCATGACACCCGGAGAAGCTGGTCATAGTCTGTTTTGTTTCAATGGTGACAAAGAAGGTACCAATAACCTGGTTGACATTCTTCCCTTAATCGAGGAGAGTGGATGTAATTGGTCTTGGGACAAGTCTGGTGGCACACGAATAGAGATTAGCTGGTGATGACTCTACTGACCATTTTAGGTTTTGCAATTTTAGTTACTTGGTTAGTAATAAGGGACGAAGAATGATAGAACTCGACAACAAAATTTTGTTATCCATTCCTGGCTTCGACGTAGAGCTTGTGAGAAAGTATAATACTTATGTTCGTAAGCGTACTCGTCAGGTAGCTACTGGCCGCGTCTCTTATCGTAAGGATGGGTCTCAGAATAAGTGCTACCGAGCAGAATGGAACTTCAATGCTCGTAACGGTTATGGTATTGAGTTTAACGATATCAAAGAGGCTCAGAAGTACTGTGAGCGTATCCAAAAGTCCAAAACGTATCGAGACCTCAATGGTCAGTACACATACGTTGTAGCCAAGAAGGACATGGGTAGCCGCTCAAGGTTTACTGGTATGGCCTACAATAATGGAAAGATCACATTGTGTCCTCGTGGCGGTATGAATCAGTATACTCTGCTTCACGAGATGGCTCACCAGTGCGGTGCTCGTCACCACGATGTTAAGTTTAGACAGATACTTGTCAAGCTAGTGTCAAGGTTCATGGGACGTGACATGGCTAAGAAGCTCAAGCAAGAGTTTCGTGCTGTTGGTTTGAAGATGAGTCAGACATCTACTATCAAAAGTCCTCAAAAGTGGTTAGAGGACTACTACAGAATGCAGTCCCTCAGAGAGCTAAGAGCATGTTAGAGATTATTGGTATTCTGGCTCTAATTTACCTAGCGGTAAAGTTTTTACCAGACTTTATAATGTTCGTTATCAAGTTCTTTATAACGTTGTTTATTTTGGGTCTACTGCTGTTCTTGTTTAGCGAGTCAATTTTTTTACACATACATACTATAGGAGGTATGTAACATGAAAAAGATATCTTTTGTATTCGGTGTCGTTATTTTAGTAACCTTTCTTATATGGTCCGGTTCGGCCAATGCTCTTGGTGAGCGTGAGAAGGGTGTTCTAATTGGTATCGGTACGTCGATCGTATACGATCGAGTGTTCCGTAATGGTGGTGGATATGGCTATCCTGGATCTGGTGGCTACGGTACCTATGGTAACCACGGTTCGTTCCCTCCCTTCCGGTGCAGCTCGCCTAACCCTCAATCTGTTCAGTGTGCTTACGAGCGAGGCGTGTACGAACGCGAACGTCAGATCTGGCAAGAAGAAAAGAATGCTGCGTACCGTTGCGGCCGCTATGGTGAGTGTCAATCTCCTTAAAACATAAATAATCAAAAATATCTTGTAGGAGCAAGACAATGAAAAAGTACGCGCAGTATATTTCTGAAATTAATCATCCAGGTCGTAGACTAGTTGAAGAGTCTGACTACGAGCAGGGTGTTTCTCACAACGTTACCATTCATAGGGGTAATCAAGATCACGCTGTTGGAAAGCATTTGAATAAACATCATCCAGATGAAGACCACGCTGGTTATATCCACATTCACACATCTAAGGATGGCCGCCATAAGTATCATGCCCAAGTTGACTCTGGTGCACATGATGAAGGTGTTAACACACACGCTCACTATATTCACCATGACACGCGTACCGGTAAAGTGCAAGACATCCCGTCCAGAACAAAGTGGAGTGACCATCCGGATGCCGAAAATCCACAGTATGAGAGTCACAAGACGCCTAAGGATTTTGCAAAGCACGTAGAAAAGCACACCGGCCACAAGATGGATCCAGAATCAGCTGAAGCAGTTCATCACCACCACGAAGTTATGGCTCATGAGCATTCGGTTGCTACTCAGCCTGACCATCCAGAAAAGCTGCCAAAGCATATCGCTCATAAAGGGTATAACACTCCTGGTTTTAAAGACGGACACGAACCCAAGCCTTCACACTACAATGTTAAATACCACGGCAGCGGTCCAGGAAGGGAACGTATTGCTAAGCACCAAGATGATTAAATTAATTGTTGTGGTATGATAAATAGCCGGGACCCATCGGCTATTTTTTTGGATTGCATATGGCAGAAAATTTCACACAAGTAATTGCTCGTGTCCTGGGTACCGATATCAACAGTATACCAGCAGTGAAGGGTAGGTATCAAGTGAGAAAGGGTCCTATGATAATCGATAGGTCCGACCTTGATACCTTTCAAAAACTCTTTACTGCAGCGCCTGCTGTTGGAGGTAAAACAGTAGGTAATGGAGAGGTCTCATTGTATTGGTTATTTAATTGGCAAAAACCAATGTCCAACCCAATGAGTCCAACTGTAGCTAAAGAGACTAGAGGCGACAACCAACCCGATCTAATGATTAGCAGACGTGCAGTTGAAGTCAAAGCATATAAAACCCACACTGGATTAACCTCTCTTGGTCGTTTTGGTAGCCAAAGAGCTTTTTTGGACATGGTCAATAAAATATTTGGTGTCCGTAACCTCTTTAACGATGAGCCTGTAAATAGAGTTGATATAAACAACTTTAACTTTAACAAACTTGCAGAAGCATCGGAATTATTTTGTGAGTTTAGAACACTTATCTTTTCATCTAGTCGACTTCAAGATTATAAACTGTTTAAAAAAGCATATACCAACATGGTAGCATTTGATAATACTGCAAGGCGTGAAGGTCTTAGTTCTATCTGCTATAGCAGTACTGGATCGCGGCCTGGTGGTGAAGCTATTGCCTACGAACTTTCTAGATATGTTATCAAGCAGCTGCTTGAAGGTAAGCCAGGTGAAGGCAACTTTATTGCTAATATGATTCCAAATAATGTTAACGGTTTCCAGCAAGACAAGGGTGTATACTTCCACCAAATCACACTAGACTCTATGACTACCGATACAAACGTATTAAACACAGCGTTTAAATTTGAAGGTGGTTCTTTAAAGCTAAGTTATAAAAGGCTATTTGATTAATTGAAAAAGTTCTCTACAATACTAACAGAGTCTAAGAACACTCACATGGAGCACGTTGAGGATATGATCTTCAATGAAGGCTCTGCTGGTGCTCGTAGAGCAATCAACTCGCTCAGAAATCTTCGAGATATGTTAGCAGGAAACAGTAGCCAAAAGGTTAATGCTACTGTAAAATGGGACGGTGCACCAGCAATCTTTGCTGGTATTGATCCTAGTGATGGTAAGTTCTTTGTAGCTAAGAAGGGGATATTCAATGTCAACCCACAACTCTTCAAAACCCAAGCAGACATCAACAGGGGCCTATCGGGTGAGCTCCGAGACAAGTTTACTATCGCCCTTAGAGAATTTCGCAAATTGGGTATTAAGAAAGGAGTCTATCAAGGAGATCTCCTTTTTACTAAAGGCGATGTTAAGTCGGATACCATATCTGATGAAAAGATGTTTACGTTCCATCCGAATACGATTGTATATGCTGTGCCTGCTGCTTCTGGTCTCGGACAAAGAATTGCAAAAGCGTCTATTGGGATTGTCTGGCATACAAGTTATTCCGGACGAACATTAAGTGACATGACAGCGTCCTTTGGTAAGGGCATCACGAGCAAGATGAGACAAGTACCGTCTGTGTTCATGGATGATGCTACTTACCGAGATGTTACTGGCAACGCTAAGTTTACTAGTGGTGAGACAACTAAGTGTACTGCTCTCATTAGTATGGCTGGCAAGATGCTTAATACTATCTCTGGCGATGTCCTCAGAATGATTGCAGCTGACGAAGAACTAAAGCAAAAGATTAAGACCTACAACAACACTTACGTCAGAGCTGGTGAACCTTTTCCTAATCCACAAAAGCATGTCCGTGGTCTTTACAAATACATAGAAGAATGGTACGACAAAGAGATCGAAACCAAGAAGCAGCAAAAGACTAAAGACGAATGGACTGCTAGAAAGAAAGCAGTGCTTGGTAAGGTGTTTGGTAACGTGGGTGATCTAACCAATATTTTTTCTTTTATGAATCTCGTCA